CTGAACCAAAACAAGCTCGCTCTCATGGGTTGGCCCCCCAAATCGTTTGACCAACCCTTTGAATCTCAACATGGTTAATTAGGTTTTAACCCTAGGCAGCGATGCCGGTCAAGCCGACGTTGGCGCCACCGCCAAGTTGTGAATTGGTCTGAAGCCGGAACTGCGCCAGCACGGCAAAGACCCGCAGTTGGTTGATAAGCTGCGGTGGGTAGAGCACGTTGATGCGGTTCGGGTCCGTGGAATCACGCTCCACAAGCAAGTTGGCAACAAAGTCGCCCTGGTCCTGTACGAGGCCGTTGAATTGATCGGTGTTATACTCCGCGATCAGTTCGGCCTTGATAGAGGATGGCGTGGCGACGACCTGTCCAGGGCCGAATCTGGTGCCATCATCGGCGAGCTTGGAACGCGGGAACTTAGTGGTGATCGCGGACTTCTGATTTCGGATCAACCGCGCTAGAGTAGCGAGCGTCGTCACTAGTTCATAGGCGTCGTCCGGGAAGCCATACAAGTTCAGCTGATAGGTCGTGGTCTCACGACTGATCATCGGCTGGTTGCCGCCGGACGCCTTTTGCGTCGCCAGGCCGTTAGAGGCAAGCCCTTGCAACTCCATGGCGTTGAAGCGGAACCCAAGCGGCGCCAACAAGATGCCATTGAGGATCAGCGTTTGCAGCGGTCGGCCCGGATCATCGATCAGTGCATTTTGCGCTTGCGCCGTGTAAGCCGCCGCCACTTCATAGGCGGGATTCGGCATCTGCGGCTCGATCGCCATGACTGACAACACGCCGTTGTTCTGCGTATTGCCCCAGGTGATCAGGTTCGCGTAGGTGTCGCGCTTGGCGCTGAACAGATGCCCGTAGAGTTGGCGCATCCAGCCCCACCGCCCCGCGTCGGTGAAACCGTACTCAGTTTCCCAGGCCAGGATCGAGGCGTCGTCGCTGTAGGGCATCGCCACATATTCGTAGTTCTGCTCGCCGAGCGCCGCGATGGCGTTGGTGAAGTCGGGCACGCCGACGCCGCCGGTAAGCAAACCGGTCGGCGGCAACGTCATGACCAAGCCGGGCGGTGTGACTTCGCCGCCGAGGGCCCCGTAGTAATTGGTCTGCACCGAGATATCGTTGCCGTTGACGCCTTTCCAGACGGCCGTCAACGTCACGGTGCCCGTGGTCGAGGTCGCGAGCACCGGGAGGTCCGGCTGAAGGTTAATCGCGTCCACGATCGCGGTGGCGATGTCATCGATTGTGTCGCTCGCCGCGACGTTCACCGGGACTTTTTCGCCGCCGATGTAGAGCGCGATCGTGCCTGCCTCGGTCGGCGGCGTTGTGACCGTAATCGTGCCGGTCGCAGCGGTGCCGGCGGTCGGCTCCGCCACCGGCAGACCATAGACCATGTTGGCTCTGTTGTTGGCGAAGTACGCCATGAACATCCGGCTCAATTCCGAGCCCTGTCCAAAGGCAGCATCGGCTTGCGCTTGCGAGCCGATCGCGATAGGCACGTCCTTGGCTGCGGTGCCTTCCGTTATCATGGTGCCGACGAGCAGCGCCGGCAAGCCAAGCAACGGCAGCCCTGCCATGCTCGGGTCGATCTCACCTAATCTTCACGACGGAGCGCGACGCCGTCGCCGCCCTTGCAAAGGGCTGCTGCATATTCCTATGCAGAGGAGACTATATCATCATCCCTTTCGGGAGCCGGGCGCTTCGGGCCGCTTGGCCCGACTGGCTTTCGCCAGAGTCGTTGCACCTTCCGCTTTCGCGGCTTGGCTCAGGATTGGCCGGTCTGGCTGTTCCCTGATGCAGGTCAGGCTACTTGCTTAAGCGATTTGAGTTTGATCACCATAGCCTCCTTGTCTTTCAAGGACGTTATGGTGTCGCGCTCACGCTTTCCCTTTTGCCAACGTTTATACCATTCAAGGACTGCCTTTGCCTCTTCAGCTTTAACCACCAACACTGGCAGCAAAAGAGCTAGAAGCTTCTCAAGCTGATCCCTTCTATAGACGGACAATGAGTAGATATCCTTGGTAGAATTTTTCCGTCTTGATGTCGGTCGCAGCCTGTACTGAATTCCAGCAGCCTCTAGATCGAGCGACACGCGCTCAATCATGGCAAACGACGTTGCCTCAATCCGCATCTCGAAATACAGATTTCCACCTGTACTGCTGTGCTTGTTTGCTATTTGACCGTGGATGGAACTTTTTCCATCAACAATGCCAGCTAGCCAACCAAGATCAATGGGAGAGATCATATGGCAACGTACCTACAGATTCACCCGGTTTGAATTGGGCCTGATTTAGTTCACCCAATAAAGCGGCACGCGGAGGTCCGCAGGAATCTGAGAGAATGATATCGGCATTTTGTTCTCCTTTCAAGTGATATTACCCATTCCTTTACGGGCCGGCGACGTCATGCGTCTGGTGCGGCTGCGGCGCGGTTTGCCGCGTGTGCGGATGCTGGTGATTGGTCTCGGGGCGGTCCTCAGCTTTAGTGATATCACCGTCTCTCAGCCGCCGCGAGGTAAAGGAATCCATCGGCCACTCGACCGATCCTGAGGACCTGAAAGCCATGCCGCGCGGGTGGCGCAGCACGCGGCGGATTTCTTCTGTTGCTGGGGTCACGCGGATACGCGGCGCCTGGTGGCGCCTGCGGATCGCCGCAAGCGGCTCCTTGTGCCAAGCGTTTCGGGTGGATCGCGGGTCGGGCATGGGCGCGCCCTGGATGCCCGCACGCGGACGTGCGTCGGCCATGGTGTTGCTCCGTGGTTTGTGGTGGGTGATTAGGTGGACGCGCCGACGGCGGTGCTGGTGCCGTCCGCAGCGCCGGCCGCCCCGCTGATCGTGAAGTCATATTGGACTTCGATCGGTTGCACTTGCGCCGGGTCGGCGTTCTCTGGCGCAACCGTCACCACGATCAGGTCGAGGTCGTTGGTGATTACGGGCTGCCAACCGGTGCGATACTTGCAAAGGCACTCGTATCGGAGTTCTGCGGTAGGTGTTTCGTTATTGAGGCCGATTGCGCCGTAGACGAATTCCCGATGCCCAGCGATGACGCCCTCTATTCTGGTGTTGTCGCCGGTGCCCGCCGGAAGGAGCATGTTGGTCAAAGAGTCGTTGCACCAAAGGCCGTGCATCAGAGACCACCACGCCGCGTCCAATTTTTGTTCGGCAACGTCCGGGTCGTTGTTCGCGATCAAGATTGAAAAGCCGATCTGGAATTCGTGAATAAAGCGGATGTTTCCACAATTAAGGTCGCCGTCCGGCGACATCTTCTCCTGCAATATGTAGACGCCGAGGACGGGAAGGTCCTGCTTCTGGATCGGCTTCTGGTTGGTCCGCAGCAGGGTGAAGCCGTCGAACAAAGGCAGCAGCGCCGCGACGAACGCCTCGCGCAACACCCACGTGTAGCTCTGCGTCTCGGTGATGCCGCGCGGCATGCGCACGACGGCCGCGCGCCGCCGGGGGGGCCGGACGCCATTGTCGGTGACGGTCACGGACCGAGTCCTCAAAATGAAAGCGCGGAACCTTCACTCCCAGGAGACGGTCTCATGGAACGCCGCCGTGAGCCGCTGGGTGAAGGCCTGGTAAAGGCTCTCGCGCAAGATCGGCCGCGTCGAGCGGCGCAAGCGCGCGGCGACGATCGCCTCGCTCGGCCGCTTGCGCTTGCTGCGGATGCGGCGCCGCAGGCCGGTCTGGTACGCCCTCGACCTCTGCACTTCATATCGAGAGTGGGGCCGGATCAACGTCACCGCGCTGGTCTTGTGGGCGCGCCAACGCTTGCGCTTGGTCCCCGCCCGCTTGCGATGCATGTCCTCGGTCTGCCATTGCGACAGTTCGCGGGGCATCTCGACCGAGCCAAAATAGGTTATGTGGCCAATCATTGACCCGACTTTTTTTGCTATAATGTCGAAGTTGATAGCTTCCAATGTCAGAGGCACGGGAACCCCTCCGATGAAAATGATTTTAGCCGCGACCGTCGTCGCTGCCCTCTCCTGCCCGTGGGGATGGACCTCGTCCGGGAGCTATTGCCTGCGCTCGGGCGCCCGCCGTTGATCAATCCTGACGCGTTCATTCGACCAAGAAATGCGAGGGCCTGGGCGATTGGCCGCGAGACCCGAACCGGCTTCGTGATCCGCCGCGTGGTCTGGGGGCGCCTGATGGCGCGCTTTGAGCGGCGCGAGGACGAGACCATCCTCCGCGCGTTCATCACGATTGCACCAAAGGAACGGACAAGCAGCAAATGACCAATGACAACGAGCGGCTATACACCAGCGCCGAAACCGAAGCGATGGCCGCAACGGTTGAACGGGTAAGCAAACAAATTCAGCCTTTACTCAGCGGCATCGGACCACACGTGCAAGGCGCGGTCCTCGCGGACTTGTTCGCTCTATGGCTCGCCGGTCACATGGGACCGGGTGCAGAGGAATACCACGAGGTCCTGATCGGACAATGGCTCAGCACGGTTCGCCGCCTCGTGCCGGTATGTCGAGACCAGATCCTGGCACGGACCAAATCGGGAGGCAACGCATGACCGCCGGCCCTGGGAAGTACGACGAGGTCACTACCAAAGTTCGCGCGGAAACCGAGGCCGATGGTGTCATTCTCGTGGTTTTGGGCGGCAACAAAGGAAACGGGTTTAGCGTCCAAGCAAGCGCCGAGGTTCTCCTCGACCTTCCAGGAATGCCGCACTCAATCGCCGATCAAGTCGCGGCGGACCTGAGAGGAGACGGACCGGCCAATTAGACTAAGGCGCCGTGGTGATGGAACGGAGTTGCAACGTGGTTTCCCCGCCGCCGTTCTTCCACGCGTTGATGATCTCAAAATCGCCGAGCGTAACCATTGCCCCACCGTCGGCTGGAATAGTCACCAAGTCGCCCTGCTGGGGCACCACACCGAACTCGACATCGCGGACGTCAACCAACGTCCGCTGATCAGTAATCAAACTCCCGTCCTCGCCCTGCACGGTCTGCTCGTCGGTGTTGAGAATGCCGCGCGCGGTGTAAGCCGGTGCGCCGGGCTGCGAAGCCGTCGGCGTGACGGTGATGGCGCGCGCGAACATGTCGTAATTCGGCAGGTAGATCAGGGATGAGTAGTCAATGCCCATCGTTCAAACCTCAAGCCTCATGTACGGCCTCAGGATGTTCATCACAGCCATGTGGGTCGGTGAGCCGGCGCCGCCCATCGCCGCTTCGAGCATCCGAACCGGGTCCTGAAAACTCACCTTCGCCTCTTTGTGCCCTAACAAACGGATGCCACCATAGGCTCCAAGCGACGCCAACAGCTTACTTTGAACGTTGAGCAAAGCGACCGCTTGCTTAAGCGGCAAGTCTGCCTCGTCCGGCAAGTGGTATCCGCCCGAATAAGTAACGATGACGCACGGCGCGAGCCAAGCGCCGGTGAGACATTCCAATTTACCGCTCTTTTCTTCGAGCACGTACGCGCTCGGATC